AAGATCATGAGAAGTGGTTACTGTTAAATGACAGTTTCCTCTATCCAGGTAAAAGGATATATTCAAGAGTAATCTTGAATGGCTATGGAAAAACTAGTCCAGAAATCAAACGAAATCTGATGCTAGTTCTCCTTAGTCTCCATAGGAACTTGCGTTCCACATGGCGTCCTTCTACATCGACTATTACGCATAAGTATGATAATAGTGTCGTTGACACCCTATTGGATACTCGAAGCACTGCTTGGTTTGATATATTTCAAACCCCTCAGCTTATGTTACCGGTTCATCCGGACACTTTTGTTAAGTTCACAAGTGTGCATAAGAGTGGAGTTGCGTACCGTCGTGGTTCGCATTGTCCATATGCCATGAGTCCTATCGTCGATTCTAATCGACGGGCTAAAGGCCTTGAATTTCCAATTCAAGTACTTCAGAAGGCTAGGTCCAATGGGAAGGCTATTTCTAGCCACATAAAGGATATGCTAGCGATAAGGAGAAACACTTCTCTCTTTGAAGCAATTCAAAGAGTCAGTGTTCATTGGAAAAGACAACTTATCTTTCCCGATGTTTGCTCCGAATACGCTGATAAGCTGGAATCTTCTAAGAAATTAGTTGAATCCCGCTTACATGTTGTGGAGAGTCCTTCGGCTAAACCGAGGGTAATAGCAATTTATGATTGCCACTCACAAATGGCCTTACAGCCATTCCACAAGATGTTGGAGGAGTTAGTTAGGTGTATACCTACTGACTTTACCTTTAATCAGCATGCTGGTATCAAGTATCTTATGAGTCTAAATAGCACCGGTGGAAAATGGTATTCAAGTACAGACATAACATCTGCAACTGACACCATTCCGGTGCATCTCATAAGACGCATCCTTTATGTTATCGTTAAATCCCACGTTGTCGATAATCCTCATCAATTCGTTGATGATGTGTTATCAATACTCGTCGATAGATCTTTCTATTTTCGTGGTAAACAGTACCGTTATGGTACTGGACAACCAATGGGAGCTTATGCATCCTTTCCGCTTTTAGCTTTATGTAATCATGTTTTAGTGCAGCTTGCTGCACATACTTGAATACGAATTGCTATTAACGCTACTAAAGATTCCAGTCAATAGAGATAAATCTCTCTATGGCTACGGAACTTTCGAGTTTTGTAAAAGAATCTTTCGAGATGGTAGATTACAGGGTGTACCGACTCTTAAAGGGGTCGGACTTGCTGTAATGCAAGGGGATCCCGCATTATTTTATGGGCTTTGCTCACAATATAATCTGGATCTCCCTTACTCTGTCTATTCTCATTTGTTCGGAAGAACAAAGTGTCGGGCATTCTTACGAATGTCCGAAGATGTCCACCTGAAAGGTGAACCTCTAGTAGCCAGGATACCAATCGATGTTATACTACATGCGAATCGAGCTCGTGAGATCGAAAGATCTCTCAAGAATCCACCGGTAGTAATCACACCGTTGAATGCCTATCCAGAAGATCTTATAACTGGATCTGATGGACAGGTTCGATTAAGTCCATGGGTAGAATGCCTTAATTATGGTTTTACCACTTTTAAGGTTTTCAAAGACTATCACGATCGAAAGTTCGGGATAGAACCTAAATACCCTAAGCTCAAGAAAGGAGCAAAACTCCTTTCTGAGAGACCTAGCGCATGGGAAATAGCCCTAGCTGTGAAGGCTAACGTCTTCTATCTATCTTATATACGAACTTATCGTATTAGGGATAGGTACTTTCGA